TGCTGACGGTATGTTCGTTGATTTTGAACGTCTTCGGATGATGCACAGAGCCCTTGCCCAGCGTGGTAAGTGGCACCGTCAGTACGAACGCGCCATTCGCGAGAGAGACGCCGCTACCCTTCGGGTGGCGGCTTATCAGGCGGACCGGACCGGCTCGGGCGACGCGTTGCGCGCCGAGGTTGCCGCCCGTACGGCCGATGCGGCGCTGGCAAGGGCTCAGGCTTATGCAAGCGCCGTTGACGTCAAGCGGGCTGAGGCTGATCGTGTTGCGTGTACAGTCGATGCTGGACGGGTCAGGGCTTTGGCCTCAGCCCGATCGGCAGAGGCTGAGCGTGTCAAAGCCGAGCATGCGGCATATGTTGCTGAGGCTGCTGCTCAGCGCGCCGCTTTGCTGGGCCGCCTTGAAACACAGGCGGCCGATTTGGCTAAGTTGCGTGCCGCGGCCGAAGCATCGCCGTTGTCGAGAGCCCTTGTTCTCGTGACTTCTACCTTCGATGACGGCTTTTTCGCACGCGCGGAGCGTGCAATTGCTGAGTTCCGTTTGGACCCTCCGTACATTGTGCACGGGGTTCGCGTGTGGGCTTTCGAGGTCGTTGTTTATGGGGCGGGGCCTTGGTTCGTCAATTCCACTCCTCAGGTCGCTTTCGCCTTCATTTTCGCGTTTATGCTTCGGCACGCCCGGTTTCTTTGCCGGTGTGTTGATGCTGCCGTATGGGGGTTAATTGGGTATTTGTGTTATCGCACGTATCGTCAGCATTACTTGGCCGACGGCCGGGTGCGGAGCTTTTTGGGCAGGTTGTACTACGAGCGCCCTGGAGGGCGCTTTGTTCGTTGCTCAGGCTCGGCTGCTGCGGATGCTGAGAAGTCGCGTATGACCAGGGGGTCAGTGCAGCTGTATGTGCGGTACCCTGGGCGCGCCACCTTTGAATTTGGACAGGTTAGCCTCGGCCCTACGGTGTTGGGCGACAAGCCTACTTTGATGCTTTCGCAGCATGCTGTGATTGCTATGGACGGTGGCGGCGACCCGTTGTCTGTGATTTCAGCTAATGGGGGGGAGATCCTTTACGTTAAGCAGAACACGGAAAATGGGAAGCTGCTTGATTTTCGGGCGTTGTTGGTGTTGGAGGGCGGTTGCGCTAAAGTTTGGGGTCCGTCCCCTCGCGAGGCGCTTAACCGGGATTTGTGCTTTTTGGTTTGCAAGGATGATGCGGCTGCGAACCTCGGTTTGACCGCCGTTACTTGGGCGCCCACGCCCGGTGGCCCCGTTGTTGCCCAACTTGACTATGGCGTTCACCACGACAGGCCAGTCGTCTTTACGCGGGCCTTTGTTGCAAACGCCAATGATTATGATGGCAAGAAGGGCATAGTTTCGTCCTCGTATGCGTTTGGTGACGGCCAGAGCGGCGGTATCATTACTGCGCTTACGCGCCCTTACGGTATCGTCGTTGGTCGTCGTTTGGTCGAGGGCAAGCCTGTTGGGGTAATACTCAATGGGTCAGCCGTCTTGTTTTACCGGAAGCGCGCTGCTGAGGTCCCGCTTGAGGACTGGACGTACCTCCCCCTTGATCACACCGTTGTTCGCACGACCAATACGAATGAGTCCCCTTCAGGGCTTTACCGTGGTACTGAGAACGACATGGATTACGAGGAGGATGAGGAGCGTCAGGTCGTCGAGCTAGGCGATCAGTATGGCGAGTACTATGACGCTGAGGAGAACGACGAGTACGACCAGTATTACGAGAATTTCGAATCCGACGAAGACGATGGCGAGGATTACGAGGACGA